GTCTAATGTATTAAAACGTGCGGATAAGCCAACAAACTTTTCAGGAGTGCTTTCATCACCATAGAAAAGTGTACGTGCGATTTCTTGACCCATAGCCTCAACGAATGCAGCATCTTCTGTAGCACGGAACGCTACAGGGTCATTAGACAATTTAACCAACTTAGCATCTACTTCGGAGTAAGCCTCTAGCATACCGCAAGTATCGGTAATTTGTTTTGTAGTAGATTTAGATGGTTGTACACCGCCATAAAGCATCCGCCATGTAGCATCAGGTAAACCAGTACGTACTGTTGTTTTATTAGATGTACCATCGTTACATTCAATCATTGTCATATCTTGAATGATTTCGTTAGATTGGTTTAATTGTTCAATGATTTGTGCGATTTTTCCGTTAGGATCCATACGCTTTTGCAAATCAATTAAAGTAGGGTTTTGTGTTCCGATTGTAGCCATAAATTATTTTCTCCTTTTATTTGAACATACTCGGATATAAGTTTCTTCTGATTGCATCTTCTGACTGTGTACCGCCAGTTGGTTGACCGCCACCAGCGTTATTATCTTCACCAGCCATACCAGCAATCTGTGCGAATAGTTGGATAATTTCTACACGATTACCTAAGCCATTTTCTGCTAGCAACTCACGGATATTAGGAATTGCCTTTTCTACAACTTCAACACCAGCGGCTGCTTTACCAACTGTTTCATCGTATTTATTTCCTAATACCTCTTTGGTTTGTTCTGCGTAGCCTTTATACTGTTCAATCAAAGCATCTTGTCTTTTCTCTTCATAAGCAGTTACAAGGTCAGTAGCGTACTTATTACCAAACTTAGCCATCTCTACCGCTTGTTCTTGTGTAGCACCTACGCTATTGAGTAACTTAGAAAAGTCATCTGCGATTGTTTGGTCTACTTCGCCACTATCAAAGGCTTGTGTGAAGTCATACACAGTAGGTTCTGTAGGTGGTTCTTGGTTGCCGCTTGTGTCAGCACTACCACCGCCTAAGATTGTGTCTTGGGTATTCGTGTTAGCATCCGTAGTAGGTGTACTACTATCTACACTCGTTGTGTTATCATTCGTGCCTTGCGTTAAATCTTCTGCCATAGTCATTCACCTTTTTCCTCTAAATTTTTAAATAGTTTTTGTTGATTAATATATTCCAGTTGTGCTTGGTGGTATTTGAGTACACCCTCAACACCATCACCGATAGCACCAAGCATTTGCATATACTTTAGACCTACACTTCTTTTCCCCTCGTTGAAAAAGGTTTCTGAATTGCCAGTAAACGAACGCTTTAGAATGTCCGTATTGTCTAAAAGCCTACAAAAAAACCACCTACCAAGTTCAGTACTTAGTACGTGGTTAAGTGCATCAATATCACGATCACGAATATAATCTTGTTTTGTTTTCATCTACACCCCCATACCCATTAACTGTTGCATTACTGGGTTTCCGTCATTGGCTGCATCTGTTGCTTGTTTAGCAGCACCAGCCATTTGAGGTGCTAGTTGTGCCATTTGTAATGCTTGTGCTTGTTCCTCTTGTTCTTGTTGTGCTTGTTGTTGTTGTTCCATGATTTCTTTGTATTCATCATTGGAACGAATAACCCTTGCTGGTACACCAAGATTTACACCATAGATGTCTGCTGCCTCTTCAAAGTTGAATTTCTGAACGATGTTTGCATTGCCCTGTGCTAATGACATTATGAAAGCATAGTACTGTTCGATATTTACCAAAGATGACATTTTCTGTGCTTGTGCCAATGGAGAAATGTATTCAATCTTTACATCCATTCCATTTAGCATTTCAGCAGTCTGTTCATCAATAGGTGGAAATATTCCAGCCCTATCCAATATGCCATAAGTACGTTCAATGATAGGGTTTAAAAACTCACTTTGTAAGCGTTCTACCACAGGACCTAACTGTTGCATCTTTTCTTGTGTGCGTTCCATAACCTCACGTGCGGTCATTTGTCCTGCATCTAGGTTATCAAGCATTAGGAATAAATCTGCACTATATGCACGTTTTATGCTTTCTGATACAAACTGTATCTTTGCTTGTACATTTGCAACATCAATACCTACGTTGAAGATTGGTTCAACCTTACCGCCAGTATCAACTTCCGTTACACCGCCCGGAAATAGATTTACACTCCCAATCACATCAGATGTAGCACTCATAGGTGGTTTAATACCTAATTCGATTGCAGTTACTAAGTCTTTTTCAAGTAACTGTAACATCTGTGCATCTGACTGTGCGAACCATGCACACCCTTTACCATAACCGCTTAGATCATGTGTAGTGTGTCTAGCAATCGGAATAGACCATTCTTCAAAGCCACTATGTCTTAGCACTTCATCTGAGTTACTCCCCTCTATCCAATAGATGGATGAGTAAGGCATATTCTTATTACCTAGTTTCCCATTGCGGTCTTTGTTAGGTGTTACTAACCAACACACAACATGAGTTGTTGCATTACCTTTGCCATCGTCATATTCACGTTTGACTTGTTCAGTACAAGCATCATAACCAAACTCTTCAACAAGTTGGTCTGCGGTCATTCTGTATTTTCTACCAAAGGTGTTTACCTCACCATTACTGCCACACTCTAATGCATATGTACCGATTGGATAAGATGTGAACCTTACACCAAATTTTGGGTCAGGCATGATAGACATAGGCGCTTGCCCAAATGGTAATTCCATATAGGCTTGATGTACTACGTTATAGAAATTAGACTTAGCAAATACTGCGTACAAAATCTCTTCACGTTCATCAAGTACCTTGCTAACATCACTATTAGCTGCTAGGTCAGTATTCTCTAATGTTAGCTTGAACCACTTTCGACTAGGTGGTGTCATGCCACTCATTACACCTGATGCGAATATTTGGCAACTTTCCCAAGCCACACCATTATTTATTTTGTCTGTGTAGACTTTCGATTGGTCTTGTTCATCATCAAATAGCCCAAGGAAAGGTAGTTGATAATCTCTAATATCTTTCCATTTAGCAACGTACTTTTGACGATTGTTGAACATAGCATTAAACTTTGCCTTAATCTTCGTGTAATCACGTTTCTTAGGCAGCGCATTTGTCGGTTGTCTAGCAAGCGTTGATAGGATAGTTCCTTGCATTATTAACCCCCTAATGTGTTCTTAGTGCCAGTTGTTGCCGTGGAAAGAATTGTGCTTTCATAACCACGTTTGCCTTTACGCTTTTTAGCATACCAATCTTCACCAGTCATTGTAGTTGCATCATCTGTTTGTACAGTCGGTGCTGGTGCTGGCATTGGTGTATCAGGCATCTTATTTTTCATGCACATTTAATCACCCCTTATCGTTTAAATGGATCATACTCTGTATTAGCATGAACCCTACTCCCTACATTCACTTTTTTATTGACCCTGAACGCAAAGGTCAAGGCTAACGCATCGCCCTTGTTCGGAGATGGTAAGCCACGTTCTTTCATATCCTTTTTGCTTTCAAGTTGTATTCTGCCGTTTTTATCAATGATAGCCTCAGGACTTGTTATATCATCGTATAAGCCTTGGTCTGTAGGTGGAATAGAACCGCCCTCTTTTAACCATTCTTTTATCTCGCCCCACATATACGCTCTCATATTGAGATACATATCATTAGGTGCTTTACCACCAAAGGCAACTAACCGCCATCGTCTACCCATCGACTTACCAATACTATAAATACCTGTGCCGTAGCCTTGGTCGATGAATACTGCATCGGCTTTGTACTCATCTTCAAGTTGTGCAATGAGTTGTGCCATTCGCATATCATCATCATTCTTTTCTATGGTTGCTAGGCACTTCATAGAATAGCCATTACGCATTACGATTTCTAACGTATCGCCACCAGTCCATGCTGGGTCAACACCAATGATCGTTGGTAAGTTATTAAACTGTCCAACCTTGTATACTCGTTTCTGCGCCTCGTCTGCTATCTCTGCGGAGATAAACTGTGTATCAGATGCACTAGGGAATAAACCTCTAACACGTACTTTTACAAAGTCGCTATCCTCACCATGAATATCAACCCATTCTTGCAACTTAGCTTTGTTTGAAATCTTAACTGTTCTACTATCAATTTGATATGTAGTCCAGTAGTTGCGATGCTTTCTGAAACACTCTCTAAACCTACCACTATTACGTGTAGGGTTACCAAACACACACCATATAATCTCTGTTTCTTTATCTGTTAATGCACCCTCTGTTAC